CGTATGGAAAAGATTGCTGCTTATGACTTAGAGTATGCTCAATCCTATGACATTAGTGAAATCCTGTCTGGTAATGAAGCATATCAAGAATTTGTGAGCAACAAGAACTATGAATATTGAAGACAAAATACTAACTAAGAAACGTTTCTGTGATATGGTAGAATCTCATGTCTTTGAGAAACGTGAGTCCTATATGGATGCTATTGTAGATATTATGAAAGCGAATCAAATAGAAGCAGAACGTATTAGTGTGTTGATAAATACCTCAATCAAGGATAAACTAGAAGCAGAAGCTCGTAACCTAAATTACCTTGAAAGAATTAATACACTACCATTGTGAGGAACGAATGGGGAAATTTATGTTAAGACTAATCGGAATGTATATTCCATTTGTGCTGGTTATTCTTGGAATCGGTGCATGTTCTTTTGTCTATCAGGATGAACTTCTTGGTAGATTTAATCAGTCAGAAGAGGTTATCACGGAAGATGCACCAGAGTTATCAGAAAGTAATGAACTTGATGGACAATCTTCAACCGATGATGGACTCGTTACAGACCAAACAGCAGAAGAATCGGAGATTGTGGATGAAGGAACAGAACCAAGCTTTGACGACGGACTTCCCCCAATCGGAGAATGTTTCTGTCCAGACAAATGATTATGATTATGTAGAACAAGACGGCGGGATTTCTGTATTAAGTTTGAAAGATATCCTGTCTGTAGGAACTCCATCTAGTATGGAGACTGAAGAAGGTTCAATCACCTTTGAAAATAATGATTGACAACCCGTGAATTTTATAGTATGATACACTTCTTAATATAACTGAATACAAATATACAAAAGGAATACAAATATATGTCACTTGCAAATCTTAAAAAGTCCCGTGGTTCTTCCATTGACAAACTCGTTAATGCAGCAGCAAAGTTGAATGAATCCTCAGCTGATGTTCGTAATGGTCCAGATGAACGTGTCTGGAAACCTACTGTAGATAAGGCAGGTAATGGTTATGCTGTTATCCGTTTCCTTCCTGCACCAGAAGGTGAAGAACTTCCTTGGGTCCGTTATTGGGACCATGGCTTTAAAGGCAAGACTACAGGTATGTGGTATATTGAAAAATCACTTACCTCCCTTGGTCAGAAAGACCCTGTAGGGGAGTTAAACTCTCAACTGTGGAATACTGGTCGTGATGAAGATAAACAGACTGCACGGGACCAGAAACGTCGCCTGAAGTATGTTTCTAACATCTATGTTGTATCTGACTCTGGCAATCCAGAGAATGAAGGCAAGGTGTTCCTTTACCAGTATGGTAAAAAGATTCACGACAAGTTGATGGAATCAATGCAACCTGAGTTTCCTGATGATGCTCCGGTAAATCCATTTGATTTCTGGGAAGGGGCTGACTTTAAACTGAAGATTCGTCAAGTAGATGGTTACCGCAACTATGATCGTTCAGAGTTTTCTTCTCCTGCTGTACTGGCAGATGATGATAAACTGGATGCGATTTATGGTCAGGTCTATCCACTCAGCGAGTTTACAGACCCTACTAACTACAAGTCTTACGAAGAGCTGAAAGCACGACTGGATGCTGTTCTAGGTGTTAGTGGAACATTTACTCCACAGCAGGAAGAAGATTTGTCAATCACTGCTGATACTGCTCCTATGAAATCTGTGGAACCAGTATCTGCACCAAGTATTGCAGACGCAGATGGAGATGATGACACTATGTCATATTTCTCACGTCTTGCAAATGAAGACTGATAGTTAGAGAAAATCCCCGGTGTTTTAGGACTTCCCACCGGGGATTTTTTTATCTACCAGCAGCACCACCAATAACCCATGTTGGGTTCATACTACCTTGATAATCGTTAGATGGTGCAACAGAAGATGAACTGGTATTGACAGCTGTTGCTCCACCGCCACCACCACCAGAAACGTTATTAGTGGTTTGATTATTAATTACTGTAGTTCCACCTACATTTAATCCTTCACCTAATATACTTAGAACTTGCCCTCCAAGATTAGGTGGGATTTCAATTGATAATTTTTCAACGTCAAGATTCATGTCTCTCAGTTCGTTAATATCAAGTCCTGCACTTGGCGCACCAAAGAATCCAAGACCAAGATTATCATCTGTTCTTAAACTTTTTATAGCAGTCTCAACTATTGGTTCAATGATATCTTGACCAAAACCACGACTCGTAGTAGAAACAGGTTTCATAAATTCTTCAACACTAACTGCTTTTGCTGGATCAGGAGTTAAGTATTGTGCAGCAGTTGCCATTACATCAATTCGACCTTGATCATCCTCAACAGCCTTCATTACCTTTTCTTCTTGCGTTCTAATAAGTCTAGAAGTAATATCTGCTTTGGTTTCATCTAAAATAGTTTTAGTTAAATCTAAAGGTTCCCCAATTCTATCCCTTTGTTTCACATCACTATTTTTTTGTTTTAGAAATTCAGCAAAAGTTTTGCTTACAGAAAACTCTTTTCCATCTGGAGTTACCAAAGTGACGGTTGGACCAAAAAGTTGAGTTGAGAGAACTGCCGTTTGCGCCGCTTCCATGCTTTCTGCTGTGATATTACCTTTACGCTGTTCAGCTGACAATAATTGCACCGCTCTTTCAGCACTTCCAGTTTCTTCTACTAACTGTATAGCAGCTTGTTCAGCAGCTTTAGACGGTGATCCTGCAATTGGTGAGGATGGAATACTCTCAGCCTGATCGTTAAGAGCATCCATTAAACTTTGCTCATTCGCAGTTGGTGGTTCAGGTAAATCTTTTGGTCTATTATCCAAAAGATATTTTAGACCCAACGCACCTATAACACCTGTAAGAATACCTATCCCTATAGGTGATATAAGCAGAGCGCCTAACCCACTCAATAATGCCATTCCTAAACGACCTTGAACATATGCTTGCGCAAGATCGCCAATACTTAACCCACCAATACCTTTCTTGGCATTTTTACGATCTTCATTGTTTTGCTTTTCTTGCTTTTGTGATGCACGTTTTGATTCACGTCTATCTTCAAGGTCTTCTAATCTGTCTCTACCTGCAAGAGCAACAAATTCTGCCATACGTCCATCAAGAGATTTAATCGCCTGAGTGGTTTCATCCTGTTCAACCTGTAGGTCAAACATGCTCTCTTTTAATTCTTCAATTACTTGTACAAACGTTGCCATTTATCTTCTCTGCTCTTGTTGCTTTCTTTTTTCTTTCTCATTTTCAAGATGACTGACCAACAATGACAAATAAACTTCCCTTTCCCAAGGCATTAAACTTTCAATGTCACTTAATGAATACCGATAATGATGCATTAATTGAAAGTTAGTATGATATAGATTTAGTAACGTTTCATGAGAAAGGCTTATCAAAAAAAATCATTCGTTCCTTGTAAGATTCTAGTGTTTTCAGTATCACAGGATTCACAATTAAATTTTAGAGTATGTCTTAAAGAAGGAATACTATCAACAAACTTCTTGATCTTTTCAAACTGAGAAGAAGTCAAAGATTCTACAAAGTTGACAATCTCTTCATGAGGTTCATCCTTGACCATAAATCTTTCTTCTTCAGTTTCTACTGCTTCTAAACAAGCATAGAATGTTTCCATGTTTCGTTCAATTTCAGTATTATTATCTAATGCATTTGTTTTTAGAATATCATTCAATGATGGATACTGCATAGACAAAGTAATTTCATCATTTAGTTTGATGTTTTTGTCTGTTTTAGGATTAGTTACTTTAATATCATCAATAGGAATGATAACTTCGTTTTTATGATTACAAGATTTGCACCCAATGTTTACTGATGACGTTTCTCCTACAGACTTGGATCGAATTTGCAAGAACAAGTATTCAAGATCAAAAATAGGCATCTCAAAAATATCAATATCTTCAATCATACAAGAATTGACAGTATCACCAATTGCATTGATAATAATCTTTTGGTCTTGAGATTCCATTGCAATCAAAAGAATCTTTTCTTCTTTGATGAGAAAAGGTCTAAACTTAACCTCTTTACCAGTAGAAGGAATTTTAGTAGTGTATTTAATCGACTCATTAAGTTTAGGTAAAGCCATGTTATAGTAACTCCATTAAGTAGTGCGTTCCCAATCAGTGAATGCCAGCTGCACGTTTACTTGGGTGATTTGGTTTTGTAGTCCATCTCCTAGTTCAATAGGACTTATGGTAACAGGGAAAGCATTTTTTAACCTAACCCCATATACTACAGATTCAGTTTCTTTGTCTAACTGTTGGATTTCTACAGTTTTGCTATAGTCATTTTTGTATTTTAACTCATAGGTATCAAACCCAATAATATCTTCATGCCAGTCTTCAAAATAGTTTTTAATGACATATTCATTATCTAGTAAAAATGTTAGACTTACATCATCAAAGATAAATCCATAGGGCATCTTTTGTGTTACCATACCAATACGTCTTTCAGTAGTGGTAATCTGTCTACCCGGTAAGTTTGTTGCCTGACAAAGAATATCACCAACAGCATTCAACCCCGGAATCCTAACCCGATACCTATCCGGTCTAGCTGGTGCCTTTGCAGACATTGCTGCCTTTAAGTCTTCAATGGTTGCCATGTTATGCTCTCATCTTTCTTCTAGAGTCTTTGTATACTTCACTGCTGCTTGCCTTTTCAAAGTCTGCTGTAGGCAAGAACGTAGCAATCTCCCATTCAGGGGCAGGAACCATAGCAAGTCTAGAACGCACATGAGAACTTAGATACCTTTTCAAGCAAGGTCTAAATGCTTTTAACTTAGATGCACGTTTTAACATTTCATAGGACAACCTGAACCGAGTAGATTCATCATATCTTTCATTATTTATAGTGTCGAGC